CAAACAAAACAATACCGATATAAATCATGACGATAACATCAGTACTTCTAATACTCTGCTTGAGTCTTGGATTGTGGAGGACCCAAAGATGGACAAATCGACATCTATGGGCTTTAATGTTCCAGCTGGAACGTGGATGGCTTCATATAAGATCAATAATGAAGAGACTTGGAAACAAATTAAAAACGGAGAGCTTAACGGTTATTCAATCGCCGGTAACTTTCTTGAAAAAGCTGCTAAACTATAATGGACGAAATCAAAGACTCAGTTGCGAATGCAACAACACTTGCGGGAGCGGGAGCTGTAATTGTAGACTGGAACATGGTCATGACAATGGCTCTACTTGCAACAGGGATAATTCTGAATGTTGCAAGAATAATTGAGATAAGACGTAGAAAGAAAAAAGAGGACTAAATAGCCCTCTTTTCTTTATGAAAAATCAAAAATGGTAGATTAACCCTCTACCAGGGGTGTATCTTCTAAAGTACCTTCACTCATAATTACACTATCTTCATCAATAATTTGGAAATGACCATAGCTATTACCATTTACTTGTAACATTTCTGGATAGTCTATAACATAGACGTGTAATTTGATTTCCCAATCGTCACCATCTAGGTACCAATGAGCTAATTCGTAATTAGTAATGTTACTAACAATTCCTTTTTCTTTTTGTTCTTTTATTAGAGGGAATACTTGTTCTACAAAAGACAAACATTCGAATGTTGGCATGTCTTCTGGTTTATCTTGGATTTTTAAAGAATCCATAAACTTGTTAAAATCTTTGTTCATTATTATTATATTTTAAGTTATTACATACCTTATATAAGGCTTTTCCACTTTGTTTCCATTTTTTTGGAAAAAGAATTGAAATCATCAATAAGATGACTACTATTTGTCCTAGTCCTACCATTATGATATATCTAATTTTAAACACATTAGATTGTATAATTCCTGACTAGACTTAATTACATTAAGCTCTGATTGTCTAATAATAGCTTTGTTACGTTGCCAGATCGTTGGCGATATTCCAAGCTCATCCCACCCATGAAAATGATAAGTTTTTTCACCAAACATAGGTTTAGTAAATGGATTTAAAAGAAAGTTTTTCTCTTTTAATAGGTGTACTTTTGTTGAATTTTGCATAATTTTTATAGTTTTAATGATTAATATACTACTAATATACAAAATTCCGGTGACATAAAAAAATATTTCGCGGTTTATTTTCAAAAAAGTTTTACAACATGTAAAAATCAGGTCTAACCATGCGTATTGCACCTCGCTCCGCTAGATCTCTTAATTCCCATTTACAGTCTTCTTTAGTTTGGCTAGTAGCCTTCTGAAAATAGTTGAAGTGTTTAGGCTCTTCAGCTTTTCTAGCTTTATAGCAAATCCTTAATATAATTAATTGTGTACTTGTGATCTGGCCATTGAATTTGGCTTTTTGTACAGCTTTCATGTAATCACTAAGTGTGGGTAGTTTGATAAGTTCCATATTACTTTATTTATTATACTTATTATACAGACTTCTGTCAATTTGTTTCAGATACATATTTCTAAGTGTCAGGCATAGGTCTGATTAAACTAAATAAACTTATACAGTATATGACAGTCGCAAACGCAATTAGCAAGCTACGAGTAATGCTCGGCGCTGCTACTGAAGAAGTTAAAGAAGTTGTGGAAACTAAAATGGCGGAAGCTACTTTAGTTGATGGAACAGAAGTGTACACTGAAGGTGAATTACAAGCAGGAGCAATCTTATTTGTAAGAGCTGGAGAAGGTGCATCAGAAGATCCATTCGCGCCGGAAGGCAAACACGAAACAACTGATGGTTTATTAATCACTGTAGGTGAATCTGGTGAAATTACTAACGTTGAAGAAAAAGGCTCTGAAGAGTCAGTATCTGAAGCTGAAGAATCTTTCGAAGAGGAAGAAGAAGTAATTGTAAAAGAAAAAGATTTTGACGTAGAAGGGTTACTGGAAGGTATCGCTGGTATGTTAGAGCCTTACACTGAAGAGATTAAAGAACTTAAAGAAGAACTTAGTGTTTTAACTTCAAGATTTAACGAAGTTGCAGATGAACCTGCAGCAAAAAAGGTTGCCAACACCTTCTCACAAGAGGCACAAAACAGAGCTACTACAGCTGAAGCAAGATTTGAAAGACTTGTATCATTAAGAAAGAGTAGAAAATAAACCAAACAATTAAAAACAAAAACTAAATTATGGCATTTGATTTAACAGCGCTAAACGCGTGGACCGACGAAACTAGTCAAGATTTAATTGCAAAGGCAGTATTAGAAACAGACCTTATGTCTTATGTAGACTTAAGATCAGGACTTTCTGCTGGTACAGTAGCAATTAACTTAATGGACGGTGACTTAAACGTTGCTGACCTTGCATGTGGTTGGAACCCTTCTGGTAATGTAGATTTCTCACAAGTAGATATCACTATCAGAGACAAACAAGTAAAAATGGACTTATGTCCAGAAGACCTTAGACAATACTGGTTAAGCCAGAGAATGTCTGCGGCAGCAAACCAAGAGAGTGTACCTTTCGAAGAAGTAATCGCTGATTACTACGTGAAAAGAATCTCTAAATATAACGAAGCTTACCTAATTGACGGTGACGGTACTGGAACTGGTATTAAAGACCAAGTAACAGCAGCTAACGGTGCTACTTTATCTGCAGCTCCAGCAGCATTCACACTAGCTAATGCAGTAGAGCAAGCGTTAAACATCTTTGATGCAATCAACGAAGCATCTAAAGACAGAGACGATCTAATTATGATCATGTCTCCAGCTAACTTTAATACTCTAAGAAGAGCATTAGTTGCACAAAACTATTACCACTATGACCAAGGAGACGGACGTTCTTTCGAACTTCCAGGTGCTAACATCACAGTAGTTAAAACTTCAGGTTTAACTGGTTCTGATTACGTAGCAGCAGGTCCTTCTTCAATGATTGTAGCAGGTACAGGTTTAGAAGATGACATGTCAACAGTACAGTTCTTTTTTGACAAAGGACAAGATGTTGTAAAATTCATCGCTAAATGGAGATTAGGTGTAGCCGTATCTCAGGTAGATCAATTCGGTACAAACGGATTAGCATAATTCAATAACTAAGGCCTTCGGGCCTTAGTTTTAACTAAAAAAACAAAGTATAAACTATGGCATGTAGCAATTTAACAGCAGGGTTTACTCTAGATTGTAACGACTCTAACGGTGGTATTGACAAGATCTTTATCGCTAACGGACCAGTTGAATCTATTACACAATCCTCAGGAACTATCTCAGCAATTACTGTTGGTGGTTCAGCCCTTGTACCTGGTGACTTCTTTGATTTTGACGTTCCAAGACAAACTAGTTCATTTACCGAAACTATAAATGTATCTCAAGAGAATGGTACTGTATTTTATGACCAAGCTCTTACAATGATATTCAACAAAATGGAAGCTGCTAAGAGAGATCAGATTTTACTGATGGCTCAAGCAACTGATATGGTTGTAGTATTTAAAGACAACAACGATAAGTACTTTAGCGTTGGTGTTGAAAGAGGTGCATTCATGACAGCAGGTTCATCAGTATCTGGTACCGCTTACGGTGACAGAAACGGATATGAATTAACAATTTCTGGAATGGAAGAATCTCCATCATTTGAAGTTACTGGTAGTATCGTCGAGGCTTAATAATCGACACTATTATATAAACAAGAAAGAGACCTTAACGGGTCTCTTTTTTTTTGAATTACAACTTGTAGTCTTTTTATATTTCTAAGTAGAAACACACATTATACAGTATGACGACAACGATAACAGCAGAAGAAGCATTCTTTTTCATTAATAATCCTACTTCAGCACTAGATCTTAACGACACATTCACGCTTAAGTCACAATATTCACAAGAAATACTAGTAACTGTAGCATCTGGTGACTGGTCAATTGTTAGCGAAAACTCAAGATACGCAGAATTTATGGTAGACTTACCAACAGATTTTGAAGATAAACACTATAATGGTTATTATACATGGGCATTAGGTCCTTATACTGACATTGTAAAAATAATTACAAAGCCTGGAGGTGATACTGGTACGGTTGATTATATCTCAGATAACGAGAACCGTGAGGCAGATACATACTTTAGACCAAATTATTAAAACATAATATGAGAAACACAAACCCAGAAGGATTATATAGTATTAAAGGTAGCAAATTCGAAGCGCTAGACTTACCTGTAATCCAAGAACAAAGAGGAAAAGACTACATTAAGTTTGGTATAGATAATCTATTCCCACAGCAACTAATCGGCTTATACGATAGTTCTGCAATGAATCACACATGTATTGACGCTATTAGAGACGGTATCTTTGGAGAAGGTATTAAAGATTATGGTGGAGAATATATTAACACTGATGGAGATACTATTGACGAGATATTCTCTAGAATCAGTTTAGACTACACATTATTTGGTGGTTACTCACTAAACATTATATGGAATAAAGAAGGTACAAGAATAGCAGAGATTTACCACCTTCCATTTGCAAACGTAAGATCAGGCAAGCCAGATGAAGAAGATAACATACATAGTTACTACTATTCATCTGATTGGTCACAGATCAGAAAATATAAGCCAGTAGAATATAAAAGTTATGATCCAACTGATACAA